GGAGCAATGGTGTTGTATACCGCCATCTGGAAACCGTTTGGTCTATTGTCAGGAGCAAGCAATCCCATCAAGGTGGCATCACCTGTAAGGGTCTCGTAGATCCATTGCTCAATCACGGCTGGTTCAAATGCCATCAGTTATTACCTTTTAGAATCGACTTCACAGCAGCCTGAAACGATGGGGCTACATACTCAACAGCTGGACGCAGGAAAGGTCGAGCGGGTACATGGTTACCAGCCTTTGATATCCAACCAAGTTCTAGTGGTACGCCATACTTTGCATTCACGACCACAAGGTATGTTGTAGCGTTGACACGTTGTGGCATGATGCTATTTGCCAAAGTACCGCTGTCGCTGTTTGGTGGAGTGCCAGGAGGGCTTGACCAGTGGGGATGTTCTACTCTGCCGTAATACTCACGATACTTACCGGAGTTCATGGCGATGCTTCTACTTGCTTCACCTTGTACATCAGCGGCAGCTTTGCCGACAGCCATAGACAGTTTGCCTAGATTCCGTTGGTAGGAATCTAAGCGTACTTTCTTTAGGCTTACCGACATCTTTATCACGGAGCCAAGACCTCGATTTCAAGTGGGCCAAACCGTCGTACATCTGTACCAACCGTGGAGGAAACCGTTACCCTGATATTAGCCGCAGTGCCATATGCCGCAGGGTTGAGGATGCTCAGGATACCTTGTGCGCTGTACTGCTTCGTGAGCGTAACAGAACCAGATGCAAACGTATAGGCAGACCCGGTAGCGATGTTGGTGAAGGTGATGCCAAGCGTACCGGTAGTAATGTCTACTGGACTGCCTAACTCATCAACCAGCCGTACTACGTAGGAGTGCCAGTCTCCGACCCATGCGGAGACTTGCACGACCTGCTGAGGGTCTTCTGTCAAATCAAAAATCAATGCCATTAGATGTCCCTCACATAGATCCGCAGTGGACCGAATACCTGCGTATCGCTTGCACCTGTTGTGCGTGTAATCGTTGCAGTGTAAGTGCCCGGCACGTTAGTAACTGTTGTGTCAATAGTAAAGGTAGCACGTCCATCAGCTGCATAGGTTGCCGTACAGGAGTACGTGTCAACCAGCGTAGCACCACTGTTGTAGACCTTAGCCGTAACCGTTGCAGATGTAATATCGATTCCTGCTCCGTTGTTGTCTACACACTGGATATCTATGCCGTGCTGTGCACCCTTCTGAATGTCTAGCGGATCAGAAGCACCCAAGCCGTCAGCCTTGACCTCAAAAGGACCCATGCGAACCAGAGCGGCTAAGGTTACAGGAGTCACCAGTTCAGCATTGACGTACTCGCCAAAGCTTCCAGCCGTGGTGTAGGACGAGCGTACAGCGTTCCAAACAGCACCAGCCGTCTGTGCTTCCGTCAAGCCACCACTGCTTAGTTTCACCGTCATTACCGCACCGTTAGTACCGCTTGCACCTCTGACCACTACAGTGACATCGTCAGCACCAGCCGCAAGCGCAGCATCAGGGAGGTCAAGTCTGTACACTCCCGGCATGTTGGTTGCGTCTACCTCGGCAAAGCCACCAGAAGTCCACGCCTGAGCGATTGTACGGGCTACTAGAGGGATGCTTACAGATGCAGTGCGTGTGCGGTTGTAGCGGGCTGTGAGACCGCTTGTGGAGGCTGTTAGACCTGTAGCACCAAGGTAGAGTTCGATGCTTTGTGATGTGCTACCGGGAGCGATTGTGATGGTGCTGGCGTTGCGCTCGGTTGGGTAGTAATAACTTGTGTTACTCAACTGGATTGATGTAAGCGCACCAGCATCCGGGTCGCTTCCACCATTGAACCAAGTAGCCCCAAATAGGTCGGTAGTCAATGCTCCAGTCGGGTCACCGAATCCGATGTTTAGGCTTGCAGGTAATGCGCTAAACCACGTCTGTTTTGCCGACAATCCAAACAATTGCGACATTCCGATATCAACCATTAACGGCCCAACAGTGACAGTGTTTGCCCCGCTTGCTACGTTTGTAAGCGTTGTAGTACAACCGATGATGCGATTGTAATCTTGAATATTTGTCGTTGTTCCACGCCCGACGATGCCTGTACCGCAGTTTGTGATTATGCAGTTTCGTACATTCGTTGGAAATGTTACATTTCCACAATCAAAGTTGATGCCTTGCACTGCGGATTGAATATAGCAGTTATAGATGTTTATTCCACCAGCTAAATTTGCGACTCCTGTTGTGCGTACCAAACGTATTGCCGGTGAGCTTGCCGTAACTGGAGATGAACCAATAAATGCACAATCCTGTATAGTAAGTCCTATAGACCAATCAGATGTGTGATTACCACCTACTTCGCAGTAAATGCTGTGACCTCCGGTCATAAAAATACATTTTCGGATTACATTATTAACTGTAATTCCAGTTGAAAATGAACCCGTTATACCAAATGATGCGCTTAGACTTGAGCCGATGAAAGCACAGTTTTCGACGACACAATTATTGGAATTAGTCAAACCTAACATTGTCGCCGCACCATCAAAATATAGGTTGCTGATATTTAGATAATTTTTATTATTAGTTACAACTATTACGCCAGATGGTGATGCTGTGTCTGTTGTCAGGTAGTTTGTAAGGCGAACAAGCCCTTGTGAAACACCGGCAAACTGTGCCGCTGTCGGGTCTCCAATGATGTAAGTAGCCGCCGTATAGGTTCCTGCAATCGTGACGTTTTCTCGGTAAACACCGGGAGCGATGTAGACCGTATCGCCTGAACCGATGCCTGTAGCACCCAGTGCCTTTTGTACTGTTCGCCACGCAAGCGCAGTAGTAGCACCTAAGCCTGTGTTGGCATCGTTGCCGTCATTCCGGACATAGTAAATAGCCATTATTCAGCGGTTCCTGAAACGATTTCTTGAGCCATCACAACGGCAAACTGGTTGCTGTAGTTCTGCTGAAACGTAGCATCCTGCGTGACCCACCACCCGAATACGCTTGTGCCATTCTCACCAAACGTACCAAGTAAGTTGCCTTCATTATCGTAGATATCGCCGAAAACAATCCAGTCACCGGGTACGTTCGGGTTAGGTTCCAGCCTGTAGTTTTGCAGGTTCATTTGCCCACCTTCAAAGCATTAGGTGCAACACCCTTGAAAGGCATCGTCAAGAAGCCCAGCGCAGCAGACATCGCAGCAGTGACACCAGCCGCTACAGCCTTGCTCCCGTACAGTGCCATCACTGCGCCAAGCTCGGCGATGTCCTTGGCTTCAGCGGTACGAACGCCATCACCAAAGACCGTGCTAAAGGACGCGACAAAGGCGATCAAGACAACGACCAACAATCGCGGAATGGATATTGAATTCATCTTTGCAAACTCCCCTCGATCATCGCGACACGACTCTCGAGTTTACCGAGGCGTTCCTCGATGCGTCGCACTTCTTGCGCTTGTCCAGAAAGAGTGGCATTCACGTTCTCGAGCTTCACTGTTAGCACATTGATGCTTACCTGTAGTTTGGTATAGGTTCCGATGACGGCCCCCAATACCAGGACAAGTTGTCCAATCAGCGCTACAACGACCTCTAATGTCATACCATCACTCCACTGTACATCTTCACTCTAATATGGTGGCACAGTCGGACATCTCGCATCACGCAGTCGGTTAACCGTTTGACCTTGAGCGGAGCGCAATCGTTTGACTGACTTCGTTCGAGTGTCCCCAATCGCTTCCGATCACTTCGTAGTATGGCGCGAGGTTCTGCGGATTCCCGGATGTGTATATCCTGTCATCGGCCTTGACTTCGACTTCAGGTGAACACGTCAGTGTCCATGTGCCAGCCTGTTCAATCATGCCGCCGACAATACCTTCAGTGTCGCCTGTGTTGGCGATTGTGGCGCGAATCTCAGCCACCTGTATCCAGTGTTGGCTGATGCCTCCGATACCGTCAGACTGGTTCACGTTTCTCCAGATCTGCACACGGTCACTGTAGGCGTAGTTCGCGAGCGCGACTTTGAGCGCGGTAACGTATGGCGCCGGAATCATACGAACACCATTGGGCTGTATCGCTTAGCCTGGTCGAGACAATGCTCGCGGAGTGCGGACATCTTCGCGTCGACTTGACCATCCTTCACATCGATGAGATGCGTGATGCTCGATGCTTTGCGAATCCATCCCTGTCGCGCAGCTGCGCGGATGTCATAGCGTTCGTTATTGGCTGGACCGATGTCCTGCCACAGAAGGTCTCCGCTTCCATCGTTCACTGTGTAGTTCAGCGTCTGCGTCCACTGTGGAAACTGTGGCTCAGTGGAATCAGATGTCCCTGCGATAACGCACTGGTACAGTCGACCATTCGCGACGGTTGGAATCACGATGTCGCCAACCACGTAGGCAGTAGAAGCAGTCCAGACCGACCAGCGTGCGTGGTCGTCGACGAGCTGCTGGAGCGCAGTGGAATCCAGCTGTGGATATTGGTCAGATGCGACCATCCATGCGAGGCGTTCAAGTGCTTGTGTCCGTGTGTATGGCATGAGCGATTCCTAGTAAAACAAAAAGGGAACGGGAATGGTATCCCGCTCCCCTTGACTGCGAAGTCAGACAGCCTACGAAGCGGCAGCCTGGAGAACGATGATGGAACCAGGAACCTGATCGGCCACGGTTGCGGTGACGTTTCCGACGTCGAAGCAGTTGAACGCATAACGCTCGGTCGCCTTGAACGTGAGTGCATCCTCGACGAACTTCACCTGGTCAGAAACTTCGACCGTGACTCCACGACGATCACCGAACGCGACACCCTTCGAGAGGTCTCCGAGGACTGCAAGCGTCTTAGATACGCCGGTTGCACTTGGCATGTTCTGAACGAACGAGATCGGGATTCCGAACAGTGTTGGTTCAGGACCGTATGCATTCTGGATGTCCATGATGGAGTTTCCAGAGAGTGCAATCAACTTGTCTGCGACAGCGTTGTAGAAAACATTCTTGTGCATGTACCAGCGTGGGTTCGTGGCGTATGGCTGAAGTTTGCCGACCATGGACTGGAAGTTCGCGAGCGTGAAGCTCGAGAGGTTGGTCTGTGAGCCGGATGGTCCGACAACCATGGAAGCGATGCTCGAGAAGGTTCCGGAGAGAGCCTTGATGCGAGGCATGATTCCAGTGATGGAGCCATACGTGGAAGTACCGTCGCCCTGGAATGCAGCTGCATCTTCAGCGAGTGCGAGACCGTATGCGAAGTCCTGTGCTAATGTTGCGCCGAAGTCAATGACCGTGTCTTCATTGAGTTCCTTGGACACGATGGTCAGGATGGCGAGTTTCTTGGCTGCGAGTGCGACCTGCGTGAATGCGATGTCGGATGCAGTGATTGCAGTGGCTTCACCAGGATAATAAGTCGTGGTCGAAGTCGATGCATTCGGGACATTGAGGACATCAGATGTCATCGGGTAAATACGGGAGAAGCGACGTGCTACACCGTACTCGTTGCGAAGCCAGATGAGGCTGGACGAAACGATTTCAGGGACAGTGTATCCACCCTGTCCGTTGTCGCCTTCGGTCTGTGACTTGACGCCATTCTCAGCGCACCATCGTGCAGCCTTAGCATTTCCAAGGACTTCGCCACGGACCCACTGTCCGAAGGCGTATGCCTTGAAGTTTGCCTCTTCACGAGTACCAGGGAATGGGTTACGGGTTACACCGCCGGACTTCCATGGCTCAGCCTTATGCGCTTCAGAAGCGACAGGAGCAGGCACGTTGCCGAACTCCTTGAGCATCTCGATGCGCTCAGAGAGGGACTTTGCATTTGCATGGAGGCGAGTGGCTTCGGCCATATCTCCACCGTTGATGAGGACTTCCTTAGCGGCAGCAATTGTCGACTGGCGCTGTCCTTCGAGTTGTTCGATTGTCATTGACTTAACTCCAAGATCATGAGTTCGCGGAGGAGAGCGGACTTCGCTTCTTCCACATCACTCGAATATTCGACGATGGTTTCTTCCGTCTCGACCGCTTGCTCTCCAAGCTCAGCCCAGATGGTCTTTGCGAATCTTGTCGATTCAGCCCGTGAGAGACGAACTGCATCCCGCAGACGTCGCTCCACTTCCCGAATGGACGTAGGACGCTCGAGCATAGCCTTCAGGCTTTGCGCTTCAGCGACCGGGTCCTTCACTTTGCTGTTCAGTTCCTTCGCACGAACTGCGAATGCATCGATGATGGCATCCACATGTCCACTGCCGAGTCCACTGTCATATGCAGCTGTAACTCCAGCACATAGACGCTCGTAAAGCGCCTCGAGTCCTTCGTGGACCATCTCCTTGTCGAGATCGCCATAGACAGACTCGACGAATGTCGAAACGTCTTCTCCTGGCGCGACAGGGATAATCATCTCTTCTTCTTCCATGCCTTCTCCATCCATCTCGCCATACATGTCCTTCAGCGACTTGACCATGTTCATCGGTTCCGCCGGTGTTGGTGTTAGCGATGCCTCACCGATTGGCCAGCGTGTGATTTCGTATCGGCCATCAGCAGACTTCTTGCGCTCGACCATGTGACCCGTTGCGCCGGATGAATATCCGAGTTTGCCAGACTTCGCGAGGTCGGCGATCATCTTCTGATATTCATCAGCCATCTCGACCTGTGCTTCGTACCAGAGACCCTTGTCATCCATGGTGATGTAGCCCGTACCGATGCGAGACTTCCCGATTGTTCGGTCCTGTCCGTGATGATAGTAGAGGTTCATCGGGACACGATCTCCGGACTTCATCGGTCGACCGAAGTCGGTCTCCTTCGTGAAGTAGTCGCCCTCGAGGTCAGCGCCACCGAAGCGCACCAGGTAACCACGAACACGACCGGAATCGTCTGCTTTGATTGCACTCCCGAAGTTCACCAGTGTCTGCATCATAAATCCCTCAATGGCACAACGACTGCCTGTGGACCCCATAGGTCGTTTGGAACAACCTTCCCGAAGTCCGACAGGCTGGTGCCTGTTTCCCACATCCTATACCGTGACGGTCCGAGCACCTGTCGACGTTGCGCTTCTGTCAACATCATAAACTGCTCATCGCGTGTCGGTAGTTCCGGCGTCTCATCAAACGCATCCGGGTCAAGCCCAGCGAGTTCAGCATACGTCGGAGTGATTGGGACTATCGTACACCTACAGTTTGGATGCGATGGAACGATTGTTGCAACAGGGTTCGGTTGTCCATGCAATGCCCAGCATACGGGACACACGTTAACATCACCAGCAGACACGCGAGACCAGCCACGCACGATGGACAGATTCGCTTCAAATGTCTGTCGCTGTGCTTCTCGATTGGCTCGGATCATCTCAGTTCGTGCGATGGTAGCAGCTCGTGATGGTGCCAGCGTTTCATACGTTCGCGCCATACGACGAGCGATCTGTAGTGGATTCATCCCCTGGGCGACACCGATGGTGACGTGGTCGCGTGCAAATGGTCCGATGGCTTCGTAGAGTGCCGCGAGCGGTGAACCATCAGCAGCGAAGCCGACCACATTCGTAATGGCTTCGACTGGTAGTCGGTTCCAGTTGAGATCGATGGCCATTGAGACGGAATCAGGGATACCAGCCACAGCACGCACGAGGTCCTCCTGCATGTCAAGCGATAACTGGATGGCGCTTCGCTGGCCACTCGAAGCGATGTCGGTCGCCCGTGGAGCGAACTCCGTCACCTGTCTGGCCATCTGCTCGTTCAATGCCGCGAGGCGCACCTGGTAGTCATTCAGCGCCGTGACATCTTCGCCTGCTGCCTGTGCTTCCTCAATCGCCTGAGTTATCTCCTCGAGGCGCTGGAGGTTGTCTGCTTGCAGAACGCCATACGTCCTCCGCATTTCAGCGAGCGCGGAATCTTCGCGAGCACGAAGCCGGTTCCGGTATCGCTCATTGACTTGATAGATGTCAGGCATCGGCGTCTGTCAGCTCGTAACCATAGTACGGATGATAGGACTTCCCGTTCTCCTTCGGCGCCATGCGCTTCAGAATCTCTTTGCGTGCAGCTGTGGACCAGCGATAGCCGGCATCACCACCCCATGCAGCCCATGCTACGCGACCAGCGGAAGGATAACCTTCCTCACCTGGTCGGAATCCTTCCGCTTCCTTGTCTACTTCATGACGTCGAAAAAACGAATACATCCGAAGAACAGTCGACTCGCTGAGTTTCTCGCCAGCGATGATCTGATTCGCTCGAGCCCATGCGACAGCAGTGCCACCATCACGACCAGCATCACGCCATTCGATGGCGCGTTGCGCTTCTTCCTTCATGTCCTTCGATGGAATGAACTTCAGCCCGGGTTCGTCTGGAGTCTGCTCGATGGCGTACGCCTTCGCTGGAGGCTGAACTGGAATGAGAAGTTCCTGACCATCCTTCTGCACAGGGACAGCAGTCGGATGGTAATAACCTTCGTCGTCGTCCGATGGCGTCACACCAGCGACACGCTTCGCGGTTGCGAGGTCAACGATACCAGCCTTATACAAACGCTCAGCACGCTCAGCGTCTTCGTTCAAGTCAGCCTGGAGCGCCGGCACATTCGACACATCAAACTCGAGGTAGTCGCCAGGCTGTGTTTCTTCGTAGTCTGGAAGAAGCGCGATGGTCAACGCTTCGGCCATCTGACGCATCAGCGGAATCATTCCGTCAGTCCATGCCGAGCGCGTCGCCTGCTCGAGGTTCGAATAGGTCGCACGCTCGAGACCACTGCCGAGCTGGAGGACGAGAGGATTCAAACCGAGTGCAGCGCAGACACGCTCCTCTGGTTTGCGCCGAATCTCATCGAACGCCATCTCTGATGGTTTGTGGCTGACCTGCTCGACCTTGAATGGTCCAGTCATTACCAGGACAGAACCAGCATTGTCGCCTGTGAAGTCCTGTTGAAGTTTGCGCTTCGTCTGGCGTGCATCGTCTTCGGACAGGTCCTCGACTCCACCCTTGTAGTCTGGTCCGACCATGATCGATGGCATGCCACCGTTGCGAACCATTCCGAACGC